GCCGCTATCATGGCGCTTGCCGATGGTGTTGGGTTTAATCCAGTCGAAGAAACCAAGGTATTGCCGGTGATGGAAACTAAGCGCAAGCAAATCAAGCAAACTAGGGGCGGCAAGTAATGGCACAAAATACAACCAAGGTAATCCCGACCGGCGCATGGACGCAGTTAACGGATGCGGACGTAACGGCGATTACATTCCAAGTTCGCCCGACCGCGTTCGGGGTGTTTATCAAAGGCACAACCGACGCAACCGCACCGACAAATACAGATGGCGCGGTTTATTATCCGCCAAATTCTGGCGAGGCAAACATATCGCTATCTGATTTGTTCCCCGGCCTTGCTGCGGTTCGGATTTGGGCTTTGTCGGACGCTCCTTCCCTTGTTATGGTATCGCATGCTTAACATTCAATCACCGCTGTCTGGTATTCGTTCGCCTTTTGGGCGGCGTGGTGGCTTTTCCCCCGCTGTACTATTCGCCAACAACGAACCCGGCGTATGGTATGACCCTTCTGACCTAGCCACCCTATTCCAAGACACCGCTGGCACTACGCCTGTCACCACACCGGGGCAGACTGTTGCTCTGATGCTGGATAAGTCCAAGGGGCTGACGCTTGGGCCTGAGTTGGTGACGAATGGGACGTTTGATACCGCGGACGTGTGGTCACTGCCTGCCGGATCGCAAATTAGCGGTGGGGTTTTGTCTGTAAGCACTGCTGTCGCAGGCGAGATAGTAGGCCAAGCTATTGAGATAACGGCAGGGAAAACGTATCAGATAACCTATACTGTAATCTCTACAAACGGCCAAATTTTAGTTCCGAGGCTTTCTTCAAATTCGGCAAGCAGCGCCCCAGTGACAACAACTACCGGAACTTTTACTGCATTAGTGCTGGCCGTATCTAACACAGATAGGTTTGCCTTTAATGTTGGCGGAACGGGGATAACTTGCACCATAGACAACATCTCCGTCAAGGAACTCCCCGGCAACCACGCCACGCAACCAACTGCTGCTGCACGTCCTACTTATCAGAATGATGGAACATATCACTGGTTGTCCTTCGACGGTGTTGATGACTGGATGGTTACACCCACGATCACGCCTGCCATTGACAAGGCGCAGGTGTTTGCTGGGGTGCGGAAGCTGAGTGATGCGACAGGCATGATTGTAGAAACATCTTTGTCCACAGGTTCAAATAACGGCACGTTTAACCTGTACACATTCACAACGCCTTCTAATGTGTTTACGTCAAGAGGTACTGTAGCTTATTCCGCCGTTGCCGCTTCCACCCCAGCCCCATCGACCATCGTGCTTTCAGGACTAGGTGATATTTCTGGCGACCGTGCGACCCTCCGCGTTGACGGCACTCAAGTTGCACAAAACTCAATCGACCAAGGCCCAGGAAACTATCTGGCCTATCCCATGTATATTGGTCGCCGAGCCGGAACATCTTTCCCATTCAACGGCCAACTATACAGCCTCATCACCCGCTTCGGGGCTAACCTTGAGGTGGCGCAGATCGAAAGCACAGAAGCCTATGTGGCGGGTAAGACAGCAGGAGTTGATCTATGAGACTGACAATTGCCTGCCCAGCTGCGCATACCGCTGACGCCAACCATTTGGCTATGGCTCTAGGCTATTCCGAAGCCGACGATCAAACCTATGGCACCCCACAATGGCAAGACGCCACTGGCAACATATACGCCGTGGCAAGCCTGCCCGTAGGGGATAGCTTCGTCAGCACAGCCACAAGCCATCTGGCGCGCCCTGAGTGGGATACCGAGGAAGTCATTGACATGACCAAGGCTACGCAGGCTCAAGGTCTTGTGTTGCTTTGGGCGCCCAATGAAGATGACCCTTACCCACCACAATCCAACCCTAGCCAGATCACGGCTATTCTGGGCATGGATGGCGTGGCCGCAGTTGCGGCGATGGGGCTAACGGCAATCAATAATGAGGTAAACCAATGAGCCTTCGCGCGCGCACCACATTCACGCACTATCGCGGCCATGCGATTGTAACGCTGCCAATCGTTGAGCCGGTAACGGCGGCTGAATTGCGCGCGCATTTGGCCGAAACTGAAACCGCATTGCCAGACGCAGATGCAAACGATCTAATCGCAACGGCGCGGGAGATGATCGAGGAAACAACCGGCCTTGCCATGATTAGCCAAACGTGGCGGATGGTGCTGGACGCTTGGCCTTCACAGCGGGCAGAATGGTGGGATGGCGTTCGCCAAGGCGCGATTGCGGACATCAACGGCGCACCGGATTACGTCTATTTGCCGCGCTATCCATTGGCATCAATCGACGCGGTGACGGTCTACGACGAGGCAAGCACGGCGGCATCCGTGGTTGTGGCTGATACGTTTGACGTTGACACATATCAAAAGCCTGGCCGCATGGTTTTGCGCAGCGGGGCGACTTGGCCAATTGCTTTGCGTGGGTCGAATGCGATTGATGTGGATTATATTGCGGGCTTTGGATCAACGGCTGCAAGCGTGCCGCCAACACTGCGCAGGGCGGTCAAACAAGTAGCCGCTTACTTGTATTCCCACACGGGCGACGACTGCACGCCTGACGACGCGCTTGGCGCTGCGGGGGCGCTCTTGGGCGCGTATCGGGTGAAGCGGATATGAGCTATCCAAAACCGTTTGACATTGCAACCGGCGGTGCTGATGGGTGGCGCTCAATCAAGGTTGAGGGCCGCAATACCGCCGTCGGGCAGACGTTCGTCCCAATCACGCCTGCGGGGATATACCAAACGCCGCAGGTGGGCGGTGCGGTTCAGTTGCGTATTAGCGCGGGGGGCAATGCCAACGATACGGCTGCTGGATTGGGCGCGCGTGAAGTGCTGCTATATGGCATTGATCAAAACGGTTTTGAAATCACAGATACAATCGTAACGGCTGGCGCAAGCGCAAGCCTGCCAAGCGCTCGAACATTCATGCGGCTTCTATCGGCGCGGGTATCTAAAAGCGGGCGGTATGCAAACCAAACAACCGCATCGCATTTTGCAGATATCAATATTGAAAGCACCGGCGGCGCTGTGTGGGGCTCCATTCCACTTAACGGTTTCGGTGAGGCTATTTCCCGCATTGGGACATTTACCGTTCCAATTGATTACGAGGCGTTTCTGATCGGCGTTCGGGTCAATGCAAGCGCCGGTAAAACAGTTGATGCAATCGTATTCAAGCGCGAAGGCATTTTGCAAACCGCACCGCCCTACGATCCAATGGTTGTCATAACGTCATTGTTTAACCTGACTGGCTTTGAGGATTTGGGATATGAAGCGCCGATCTATTTGCCGCCATTAACTGATATTGGCATTATGGCTGTGATTAACGTGCAAACGGCGCGGGTTGGGTGTGGCCTTGGGCTGTTACTTCGGAGGGTGCGATGACTTGCTGCAAATATAGCGCCGGAAAGATGCGCGAGCCGGTTACGTTTCAGCGCATGGGGGCGGCGACTAACGTCGACGGGAACGTGGTGGCAGGGGCATGGGCCACGATTGCAGGCGCACCCACGCGGGGCATGGTCAGGCCGCTGTCAGGCTATGAGGCATCGCAGGCGCAACGGTTGAGCGCTGAGGTTAAGATGCTTGTCGTGGTGCGCTATACGGCGGCTTTGCGTGAGGCTGATAGTGTGTTAATCCGTGGCTTGCGTCACAATATCCGCTATATTAAAAATGTGGATTTTGGCAACAAATGGCTTGAAATTGATGTTGAAGGCGGGGTGGCGGTATGACCGTCACAATCCAGATCGAAGGCATGGGCCAGGTTCAAGCCGCGCTGCGCAAGTTTGGCAAGGCGGCTGTGGACGCAATCGGCAAGGACGTGACGGCAACGGCGCTGGATATTGATCGCGCCGTGAAAAAAGAGATCAGGAAAAAAGGCAAGGGCGTAACATATCATCGGATTGCTGGGGATGATGGATTGATGCGCGTCTATGCTGGCAGTTACAGCGAGAATGGTCCTAACAAGCTGGTAGCGGTGTTCAACACGGGCGGCAAGGCTAACCTTAGCCCAACGCACACGTCATCCGCGCCGGGTGATGCGCCGTCAACTGACACTGGCGGGCTTATTTCGTCTATGTATTTCAAGCAAGACACCAAGATGAGCGCGACCATCGGCAGCCGCTTGGCATATGCTTATTATCTGGAATACGGGACAAAAAAGATTGCGCCGCGTCCGGTCTGGCAACCTGAAACGATCAAGGGCCAAACCAAGCTAAACGAGCGCGTGCTGAAAACATTGGAAAGGCTTGCAAAATGAACCCGATAGAATTGCAAACGGCAATCTTTGCACGGCTGAATGACACCAGCGTCACTGCTACGCTTTCCACCGCTTACGGCGTCACTGCTGTTTTTAACGAATGGGTGCCGCAACTGACCGACGGCGGAGATCCGATTGGCTTCCCGTTTGTGACATTCTCTTTTCCCACGTCCGGGTCGTTTGATGATAAAGATGCAATCGGGCAGGATAGCGTTGTGCAGGTTGATGTATGGGCGCGGACCAACGGCACCAACATCAAGGCGATTAGTAAGGCGGTCTATGATCGGATGCACAGGCAGGCGCTTGGCGTCACTGGTCACATCACAACCGAATGCACGGCAATGGTATTTGAGCGCGACCCCGACGGCATCACGCGCCGTTGCCGGATGTCGTATCGCGTTCTTTCCATAGCCTAGCGCGCTGCTAAATGATATGTTATAACGTAACAGACACAGCTTAGGAGGCTAAACAATGGCGGCAGGATCAGGGCGCAGAGTGCGCATTTCTAGCGGGACTGGAGTTGCCGCCGTGGCAATCCTTGGATCGCGCAGTGATACCCTTACAATCAACAACGAGCCGATTGACGTGACTGATAAAGACAGCGCTGGCTGGACCACGATGCTTGCGGATGTATCCGTGCGCAACGTAGGATTGGCCGTTGAAGGCGTCTTGAAGGATGGCACGCTTATGGCTGTTGCGATGGGCGCTGGTTCTGGGCTTCTTTCGGATTACGAGGTTGAGGTCGAAACCATTGGCACGTTTACCGGCGATTGGTTCTTGAGTTCGTTCGAAACCGGCGGCGCACATGATGGTGAAAACACATTTAGCGCATCGTTGGCATCGTCCGGCGCAATCACTTACACGGCTGTATAATGGGCGTGTTTCGGGAAATCACGATTGAATGGGGCGGGGAAGAATACGTTTTTACCCCGTCCAACAAGCTATTGCGGCGCATTGAGGGGCAAGGCGTAAACATCGCTGTCCTGATGCACGGGCTTGCGGTTGGGCCGATTAGCGCGCCGTCGCTGGCCTTTGTGGCTGCTGAGTTTCTAAAGGCGGGCGGGGCGACTGTAACCGAGGATGAGGTTTTCGGCTACATCATGACGGCAACGCAAGGCCAGATTGATGCAATCGCAACATCGGTTGCAACTGCAATCACTCCGGTAGAGCCTAACGAAAAAAAGCCCGTGGCCCCCGCCGTCAAATCCCCGTCAGCGAAGACAGCGAAGCCGAGGCAATAGATTGGGACAGCCTCTATTTAATAGGGCGCGAGTGGGGGCTGTCACCAACCGAATTTTGGGAAATGACATTGCCGGAATGGTTTTGCGAATGGCACCACAAAAGCCCGCGTGACAAGGCCAACGATTATGCGGGCAATCTAACCCGCGCAACATTGGATCATTTGGCAGAGGACTGGTAATATGGCTGCGCAGGAAATCAAGGTAAACATCAACGGCGACACAAGCGGCCTTGATAACGCGCTTTCCAAAGGCCAAGCTAACCTTGCGAGATTTGCAAAGGTCGGTGCTGTTGCCATTGCTGCCGCTGGCGCAGCATTGGTTGGGCTGACCAAGACAAGCCTTGCCAATATTGACACGCTTACGAAGCAGGCTAGGTCGCTTGGGCTGACAACGGCGGCGTTTCAAGAAATGACGCTTGTCGCTGGTGAGGCGGGGATTGAAAGCGGCAAGTTATCGTCCATGCTTGGATTGATGCAGCGCAATATCGTTGAATTGTCAAACGGCACTAAGTTGCAAACGGAAGCGTTTGGAAAGCTGGGGCTTTCCATTGCCGATTTGCAGGGGCTTTCTCCGGATGAACAATTCGCCAAGATTGCGGCAAGCCTTGACGCGGTAAAAGACCCTGCCGAAAAAACGGCGTTGGCAATGGAAGTGTTTGGGCGGTCCGGTAAAGACGCAATCAACATGCTTTCGGATTATTCTGCCAAGGCTGCTGAGGCTGCACGGTTTCAAAAGGAATTTGGCATTGCCGTTTCGCAGTTTGACGCCGAAACGATTGAAGCGGCGAATGATGCTTTCGGGCGGATTGCAATGGCTCTGAGCGGTCTTGGCAATATCATGGCGGCGAATGTTGCCCCTGCGATTGTCGCGCTGTCAAACGGCTTTCTTGATTTAGTCGGCACGGGCAGCAAGTTCCGTGATGCAATAGGGTTTATTGGCGACAATTTAGACGTTTTGGGCGCTTTGATCGTTGGTCTTGCTGCAACTACAATACCAGCAATGGTTGTATCGCTTACATCAATAGCAACTGCGTTTATGGCTGGCGCAACTGCAACAGGCATTCTATCGGCGGCATTGGTTGTTCTTAAAGGTGCGTTTATGTTGCTGGGCGGGCCGATTGGTATTGCGGCTGGTTTAATTGGCGCAGCGGCGGCATACTTTTTGATATTCAGGGATAATGCCGGAGAGGCTGAAACTGCGTCCTATGACGCGGCGGCAGGTACGTCCGCATTGAATGGCGCGCTTGATGTATTTTATCAAACCGCAGCGCCATCAGCTGGCAAAGCGGCAATTGCGCTTGCCAATGACAATCGCAAGCTTGCCGAAAGCGCATATGAAGCGGCAAAGGGTGAATTGGCAAAACAAAAAGCCATGCTTTTATCTTCTTCTGCGGCGTATGAGGCCAATTTGACCGACGTCGAGGGCGCGGCAATGCTTGGCTATGCGATGGACAAGCGTGTTCTGGCACACAGATCATCACTTGAAAAACTAGCGGCTGCTGAAAATGCACTTGAACAAGCAAGGCGAGATAACCGCAGCGCGGCATCTGCAATCACGGGCGCGGAATATGGCGCAGTTACATTGCCAGGCGCTCCGCCTGTAGTGACAACCACAACGCCTGGAGTTGCCGGTGGCGCTGGCATTGCGTCGGATATGGCCGCGCGGCTTGAGGCTTTACAGGAGGGCTTTGCAACCGAGGCGGAAGTGGTGGCGGAATGGTATGCGCAGGGGCAGGAAACGCTTATTGCCGCCGAGGATGCCAAGTTGCTTACCCATGAGGAATATATTGCGGCAAAATTGGCGCTTGATGAACAGTATCACAGCAAGGTCGCGGCGATGAACGATGCCGCAAGCCAACATGAAATTGATATGAAGCGAAAAACCGTTGATGCGGTGATCGGGCTTGTTAGCACAATGGGAAGCAGAAGCGAAAAGCTGGCAAAGGTTGCTGTTGCGTTAAACGCCGCAAAAGCAATCGCGGAAACGATCCAAAACACGGCTGCGGCTTCTGTTCGCGCCCTTGTTGAACTTGGGCCTATTGCTGGACCACCTGCCGCCGCAAGAATAAAAATGTATGGCGCGGCACAGGTCGGCATCATCGGGGCAAATGCAGCGCTTTCAATGGGGAGCCGTGGCGGTGGTGGTGGTGGTGGTTCCGCAGGTGCTGGATCATCCGCGGCAACGGCGGCACCTGCACAGCAACAGGCGACCACATTTGCATTCACGTTGCAAAATGATCCAATGGGCTTTGGCGAGAGTTTCGCGCGGCAGTTGATCGATCAGCTAAATTCAACGCAACGCAACGGCGGGCAAATTCGCGGGGTGCTGGCATGACGCTTAATCTGGCAGGCTACACGGTCGCGACAAATCAGCCACTCAATCACGCGCGTATTTTGTGGTCGCCGATCACAGGCACAGTTACCGCCGACGGCACGCTTGGGGATCTAGCCGCGAACGATTACACGGCGCAGAGGTGGACGCTTGCGGCGGGTGCTAATGATTGGGTGCTGACCGCAACGTCTGCGGCTGATATGGATACGGTGTTTATCTCGGCGCACAATTTGACCGGCCGCACAGTCACAATCAGCACCAGCCCGGATCTTGTCACGGCTTACACCTTGCGGGCAACGATTGCCGTGCCTGACAATAGCACCATTGCCGCCATGTTCAACACTGGCGCAGGCGCGCTTGTGTCGGCGCAGCGCGTCAAGGTTAGCGTATCAGAAGGCACGGGCAACGTGGTCGGCATAATACGCGCAGGCGCGGCGTTGCAGATGACGCAGCCATTCTATGCGGGCTTTGCACCAACACGGCTAAATCGCGTAACTGAAGGCCAGCAATCATTCAGCGAAACCGGGCAATGGATTGGCCGCACGGTAAAGCGCCGCGCCTTGACCGGAAAATACGATTGGACGCACTTGAAAGGCGATTGGTATCGCAGCACGTTTGACCCGTTTGCCAAGACGTTGCCGCTCTATCCGTTTGGCATCATTGGCAATCCCTCGCGCATGCCTGAGGATGTCGTGTGGGCATGGGCGCAATCGGACGTTAGCCCGTCAAACATGGGCGTGCGGGACTACATGCAGGTTGGCTTTAACGTAGTGGGGCTGTGGGAATGACCTTTGCGCGCGAGCCGATTGAGATAGTCGAGATTATCCAGCCGCTTTGCAGCCGGACATTCGGGGTTTCGCCATGCAATGCGGTTGGCACCAAGTGCTATAACACAGACGCGACTTGCCGCTTTCGTGAGGCTCTGGATATGACAGCGGAATTGCCGCTTCAATTCGTTGAGCCAAACGCAAATGAATGGATTTCCGGTGAAAGCATTATTCTGGCAACCGAGGCTGGCGTTGATTTAATCACGGAAAGCGGCGAATTGCTGGCGACTGGCGGGCAAAGCCTAGCGTTCCAACCATCCTTGGCGATACCTATGCTCAAAGGATACCAAACCGCGCCTACATCGCTAAACGTGGCGAGCGGATCGCAAAATAAGACACCGCTTGGATATCGCGCTGTTGCAAATATCAAGATCGGTGATGCGCCTTGGAACGATCTTGACACTGACCCTTACCGCCTTGAGCGGCTATATGATCCGGTAACGCGCGGTACATTCTGGACAAAGTGGCTTGCGCGCAATCCGTTCCATGTCGGCTATACCGCGCGCATTTACGAGGGTCTGATTGGCGATAATCTGTCCGATATGATTAAGCGCGAATACGTCATTGAGAAGATTGACCACGGGCGCGATGGGGTCTCGATCACGGTCAAGGATGTTCTGCGCAAGATCACGGACACCAATATTACCGCGCCGACGCTATCGTCTGGTGGGCTGTCTCTTGATATGACAATCGGGGCCACCACGTTCACGGTTGTTGGCGGATTGCTTGCCGATTATCCTGCAACGGGATGGGTGCGGATTGGTAACGAAATCATTGCCTACACTGGCCGCGCATTGTCTGGCGATGATGTGGTGTTTACGGGTGCCACGCGCGCGCAGCTTGGTTCTACGGCATCCGCTCATTCGCAATTTGACAGCGTGCAGCGGGTGCTATCGTATATCAATCAGCCGTTTTCGGATATCATCTATGACCTGCTGACGGTTTGGGGCGGGATTGGCGCGGGGTTCATTACAAAGTCTGATTGGGATGGTGAGTTCACCAACTGGCGCGCAACGTTTACTTTCACCGGATACATCACCAAGCCGGAAAAGATTGATGCGCTGATTGGCGAGATTTGCTTGCAATCGGTTTCTAATATCTGGTGGGATGAGCGCATCCAGAAAATACTATTGCGCGCGCAACGCCCTTTTGTAAACGCCGCTACAATGACTGAAAACGATAATATTCTTGCGGGTTCTGTGGCAATTAAGGAGCGGCCAGAGGAGCGTGTATCGCAAGTTTGGGCTTATTATGGTTTGCGGAATTGGGCGGATAGCGCGCAGGATAAAACCAAATATGCGCAATCGTCTGTATTTATCGACGTGGATAAGCAAATTCAATACGGCAATGAGGTTGCTGTTCGTGAAATCACATGCCGATGGATTAACACAGGCGCGCTGGCAAACAACCTTGCAAACACATATCTGCGGCGGTTTAAAGACGTGCGGCGCGAGATTACCTTTGATGTTGCGGCGCAGGATAGCGAACGGTTTTGGACGGGTGACAGCGCATTTATTGAGCATTTTCTTGATGTGGATGTGCATGGTTTGCCCCGCACCGGCGGGTGGCTTATTACATCGGCTGAGGCGGTAACGCCAAACGGGCGATATCGGTTTGTTGCCGAGGATGACGATACGTCTGGAACGCCGTGGTTTTGGGTTGATGAGGCGGAATACCCTGCAACGTGGGCGGACGCTAGTCCCGAAGAACAGGAAACCATAGGATACTGGTTAGATGATGACGGCAATGATGCGGGCGGCAATCCAAGGCCGTTCAGATGGCTATAGGGGGCATGAATGACTGACTGGACACTATTGAGCAACACGGCTGTAGGGGTTGGCGGATTGCCTTCTGGCGCTACGGTAACGGCGTTGCGGGATAACCCGATTGCTATTTCGGAGGGTGCGGTGGGCGCGCCACGTATTGTTGATGCGGCGCTTGATACAACGGCAACTACGGCGGGTGTTAATTGGGTAACGGCTAGATCGGCTGGAATTGCTGGCGTAATTGGCGGGTATTCAACCGGTGCAGTCGGTACATATGCTTTTCTAGCATTTTTTTCCTCATTAAACTTTCCAGTTGCTGGCACACTGTATGCTGGCTCTTCTCTGAGGTATGCAGGAATGGATCAATCGAACCTGCATGTATCTGCGGTTGCGCCTGGCGGGACATGGCGGGCTATGGGTACTGGATCATCAACTTTGCAAACATCTGCAACTGT